TTGCTCTACCTGTACCATTTGGTGCTACAGTGATATCTCCATTAGCAGCATCTGTAATAGTAACAGTTCCAGAGTTTGTTCCGCTATTTGTGTCTAAAGTTAAATCGTGTGCGCCACTTGATGTGATTGTAGCCGCAGCTGAACCTGTACCAACAACAACTTCACCACTTCCTTTTGGTGATATTGCTAAATCTATATTTGTATCATCTCCTAAAGCAGATAACTTAGGATCATTGCCTGTAGCTGCGTTTGTAACATTTAAATAATTTACAGCTGATCCTGTAGTACTAAAAAATAACTGTTCATTTGAACTTTCATCTGTAATACCGTGAGCATCATCAAATAAAATATTAAACGAGTTAGTGTCTAGATTCCCGCCCAATTGTGGGGATGTGTCATCCACGACATCTCCACCAAATTCAACTGCTGTTATATTTGGATTTGTGCCGTCGTCTGCTTTTGCATAAGCAATAATAGTTTTACCAGACGCAACTGCAGCGCTCGTTCCTGTACCACTAGCATATTTAAATGTTACAGTTTGTGAACCTGAAGTTCCGTTTTTTAAAATATAAAAATTTTGTACATCAAGAGGTATTGTTACATTTCTTCCTGAAGTTAATGAACCTGTGAATTCTATAATTCTATGTGCAAGAGTTGCACCAGTTGAACCATCAGATACTGAAAGAGTTGTATCTCCAGAATCAGATACAGCTTGAGTAATATACCCACCAGAAACTTGTTCAAAAATTTGTAAATTAGTATTTGTTTTTGTACCCCATGTACCCGCGTTTTCTCCGGTTGCTTGTAACTCAACTCCTAAAGGTGTGTATGTTGATGCCATAATTTTTTATCTCCTATGCGACGTCACTATAACTCGTATTTGATCCTGTTGCAACATCAGAATAACTACTGTTTGATCCTGCTGCAACATTAGAATAACTACTGTTTGATCCTGCTGCAACATTAGAATAACTACTGTTTGATCCTGCTGCAACACCTGTATACGATGTATTTGATCCTGTGTCAATATTTGTGTACAATTCTATTCCAAGTAATCCTACAGTAGAGGTTATTCCATCTGTTGTTAAACCAACGGTTATGTCTGATAAAGTAGTTATAGATCCTACAGAGAAAGAAGCACTAACACCTGTTAATGGAACACCTATTTCTGATACTATAGATCCTACTGAAGTAGTTGCAGATACTCCTGTTATATTTATTAATTCAATAGCTCCTGTTGTAAGCTCTCCAACACTTGCTGTTGCTGATACTCCTGTAATTGCGCTTGGACCAAATTCTAATCCTAAAGTTCCTACACTAGCTGTTGCAGCTATGCCACTTATAGGTTCTGTACTTACGCCAAAAGCAACTCCTAGTGTTCCTAAAGTTACTGTCGATGATTGTCCTTCAAGACTAACTGTGGGACTAATTACAAAACTAAAACCACCAACACTTGTTGTTGCTTCTTGACCAGATAATTCATATGCAAATCCTAAAGTAGGAGAACCAACACTTGCTGTTGCTTCTCTACCTACTAAAGGTATAACTTGATTTGTAGATTCTCCCCAAGAAAGATCTCCCCAACCATCTCTACCCCAACCAACTAAAGTTCCTACATAACCCATAGTTGGAGTTGCAAAAGTTGCAGACACACCTGTCATAGGAACACTTATTTCACCAAAAACATTTGGACTTCCAACACTAGAAGTCATAGAGTGATTTGCACCTATCATTTCTAATAGGTATGTAACACCCATGGTTATAGATCCTGGAGATGCTGTTAATTCAAAACCTGATACAGATATGGTTTCATCTGCTCCTTCACCCCAGTCAGCTTGGTTCCATGATAACCTGCCCCAACCTGTTTCATTAAATTCTTCTGAATCACCTAAAGAAACAGATGCTGATTGACCTGAAAGAATTACAAGAGTACTGATTCCTAACGTACCTAAAGTAGATGTTGCTTCAACACCAGTCAGATCTGCTAATATAAATTGAGCAGCTGTTATTGTTCCAACAGAAGTTGTTGCAGAAACTCCAGTTGGTTGAACAGAGTATTCTACACCCCAACCTGAATTACCATAAGTTTGTCTGCCCCAACCTTCAACGTTAAATGATTGTGGTGTACCTAAAGCAGAAGCTGATGCAGGTGCAGTAAGTGATACGACTATTTGATCGTCTTGCCACTCATTAGATCCCCAAGTGTTATTACCCCAGGTAGATGCCATAAGGAGGTCCTCCTTACGCTATACGAATGATTGCGTTACTTGCGTCTGCTGTTGGAAATTGAATAGTGAAAGTTCCAGAAGAAACTGTTTTGTCACCACCGAATGCGATAACTGCCACAGCTTTGTCAGATTGTGTGCTATTATAAATTAATGCACCGTTAGCTGTAAAAGATGCTGAAGTATAACTAACATCTGCAAAGTCACAGATTGCAGTTGTTCCAGAAGTAGTTGGAGTTACACTTGTCAAAGTAGCTCCTCCTGCAGTATATGCAGTTCCTGATGCATTTGTAATTTCATTTGATGTTGAATAAGCTGTTGTTGCTGCACCTAAAGATGCATCACTTGTAAATAAAGCTATTTTAAAAGTGTTTCCACTTGTTGCTGTAAAATTGTGAGTACCTACTAAAATTTCTTGTTTAAAACTTGTACAAATTGCTGATGTTATTGCCATAATTTTTTATCTCCTATGGGTTTGCTGAATTTACTGGTATTCGAACAGCGCCATCTGTGTAGTCATCTCTTCGTCTTCTTCCAACTTGCTCATTAGCAAACTTTTGTACCTCTTGTTTATACTTATTTTCATATAGTGTCAACATATCTATTGGGCCTTTTAAGAATCCATAAGTTTCAGATAGACAACAATATAATAAACCATTTGGAAAATTTAGACTTATATAATTTGTAGCGTTTCCAGACTCTAAAGTAGCTGGCATCTTGTTATAGTGCACTCTAAATTTGTATGTTGTATCAGGGACCGGAGCAAGAAACATTCTTCCAGATGTTGAATCTGTGTTACCTGTTGCTCCTCCATACATAGAATAATACTTTGGTTTACCTCTTTTATCAGAAGCTGTTGAAGATACATATTCTTGTAAATAGGTTACATCTTTTTTTTCTAACCAAGTATTAGCACCTGTTATAGCGGAAGTAGAATCATAAACTTGAATACCTCTTATAAATAAAGCCCCTGCTGGAGCATTAATAGATTCTTGACCAGTTACTAAATTACCTGATTGTTGAAGCCTATCAGAATCAATAGGAACATCTCTCATTATTCTGTACTGAGAATTTAAAATTATATTTTCTAAAATAGCGGTTGTTAAAACATTTGAATCTGTTTCAGTATAATTTCTTATTTGTGTAACTAAATCTGAATAACTTATACCGGCCATTATTTATTATCTCCTTGATGTTTTAAACGTATCTTTTTTTGTTTTGCTGTTTCCTCTTCATATAACACAAGATGAGGATCTTGCTTTTCAGGTTTAAATATATTTTTAATCCAATTCCAAATTTTATTTATCATGCTTCTATTGTTACAGGCCCAACGGAACAACCGTAGCCTCCTCCTTTTATATTACCTGTTGTAGCAGTATTTGTGTCAACTGTAAAAAAGAAAAAATTATCAGTTAAATAGGCACTTCTTGCATCTCTACCAGGATTATCAGATCCATCTGAATCTGCTTTGTATTTACCTGTTCTTATTGTGTATCCTGTTGCTTTTGCAATATTAGCTCCTGTTATACCATCAAAACTTTGTGGGTTAGCATAAGTAAAAGAACTTCCTGCAGAAGTAGTTGGTGGTCCTCTAAATCTATATGTTGTTGAATCTGTTAAACCGTGTCCAGGTGAAAATACATTTATAATTCCTGATCCTGCAGCATAAGTTTCAAAACCATTATCTACTATTCTAACAGTTGTAGAAGGTTCTATTCTATCAGGTCTTACTTGTAATAATGCAATACCATCTCCACCTACAGGTTTTGGTTCGAGTTGTGGTTGTTTAGGCTCGTATTCTGTGTAATGCACAAATGAACCATTCCATTCTCTAACCATTTCTCTGTATGGAAATTCTAATCCGGATCTATCTGAAATAGCTTTTGAGTGTTTTCCTGTTGCGTATTTGGACATTAAGTTCCTGGGTAATAAGCTTTTGGTGTAATAAATGTACTAGAAGCTGAACCATCTTCAGCTAATGCTCTAGCTAATTCATCTTCATAATATAGTTTCATTTGTTGAACTAATTGTGGTTGATATTTTTGTGCTAAATAAAAAGCTAATCCTGAAGTCATGCAAGGTACAAATCTAAAAGGTATGTCTGTTGCATTTGTATAATCTCCAACATCTTGAATTCTTTTTATATAATAAAAATGCATATCTTTAGATGCATTAGTTGAATCAGGTGTAGGATAAACACTAATACTAACGTGATCAATAAATCTTTGTACCCAATATTGATTAGGTGTTCCTTTAGAAAGTTTATTTGAAAAACCTGCATAAGTTGATCTATCAACTTTAGTCATAGGACTATCTGATTGAGTAGTCTGAGTTCTATTAGCTCTTAATTGTGCTTCAAGGACATCGGACATTCCATAAATACCGTTTGGATTTGAAGTGGCACTTGTGCCATCTGCAGCAGCTCTATAAAATTTATACTCAGCTTGTCCTTCGATTAAATCTAAATTTGTACTACCTATTTCCCAATAGTGAATACCTCTATTACCCCATTCTTGAAATAGAATATTAAGAGATCTTCTAGCTGACTTCATTTGATAGCCAGCTACAGAATTTAATCCAATACGTTCAAAAGATTCTTCTATAATTTCATCAATAGAAAAAGTCTTATCGAACGTTGTAGTGCTCGAGGTAGTATTAGCCATTTAAAATCCTATTCGTAAACTTTAATCCACTCACAAACGACTGTTCCGGTATCTCCTGCTGTACAAGCTGGTAATACTATATT